CGTAGCTTACCATCCCACATCTTGTTCTTAAATGCTGGCATAAATTTGTAGCCTGGCACAAAGAAAGTAAAGAACTCAGAAAGTTCCATAAGGATACCACGGTCATCAGACTCTACTCTGAGCCATGCTTCATCAATCTTAGTAAGAGTTAAATCAAACGCCGGCTTCAAAACTTCTCCATTTAATTATATTAGCAATCGTTTGATGTCTCCATCTAATAGTATCTAATATCTCTTTAAGTGTATCAACCATAACTGTTTGATATTCTAATTTAAGTTGCATCTCTTGAATGTCTTTATCTGAATTGTAGTAATAATTCATGTCACCTTTAAGAGGTTTATTAAGGCCATGAAATGGATCATATTCCCAACCAAATGCATCTATTTGTGCTTGAGACATCTTGCCATTATAATATAACCACTTATCTTTAAGTAAGTTATCATACTCTTGTTGAATCTGTTTCTTTTTGAGTTTAGCAACTGTAATAAGACTCAAGTATTTTGAGTGTAATGCTGCATTTTTGATTGTTGTATCATCGAGTTTGAATTGGTCAATAACACCATCTCTCTCCCACATCTCAAGTATTTCTTCTACATTCATAATATAACCTCATAATATATAACTTATTTATATACGTTTAAAAAGGCATAAAACTCTTCATCATTCCTTGAGGACTAAATTTCTTTTGTATTCCACCAACACTGTAATTCATATAATCCATTTGTTGAGATATAGTCACAATGTTATTGTTTAAATTAACCATGTGTTTTTCCATTTTAACTGTGGATTGATTCATCTTATCCATGTCTTTATTAATAGATTCCATTGAATAAGTCATAGCATTCATATTTTGTCTAATTGAATGTAAGTCCTCAGAACCTTGCTCAAATGATTTTGTCCATGATTCCATGTGGGTATTAACAATTAATCCTGCATATACAATAACAGAAGCAACTGCTAATTGAGATATAGCTGATATCCAAGTGCACCACTTAGAATGACAAGACATTAAACTATCTCGAAATAAGAATAGTTAAATGATACAACGGCGGTAAGATATTCTACATCCGTGGTAGTAATATCAAAGGGCAAAGAGGATAGAACAGTTGGATATGCATCAATGAATCTAATCTGTTTAGTTATATTATTAGCACTTGACATAATATTAAGAGTTATATCTCTTACATTATCAGCACTATTGTTTGTATCAACCTGGTTATATAACCAATCATATATTTCTTTATAATTAATTAGATCTTCATCAACCAGAAAAGAACATTCGAATGGACCATATTCAATTTTATCAGATGCAATAGCAATGTTTCTTGATGGTGTTGCTAATGGAGCTCCAGTAACACCCACATCAGGTAAGACCATTGTTTGTACGGTGAATTCTGCTGTGGGATATACAACTGTGTCTAGTTGTAATACAAATGAGGTAGGGTTTAAATAATTTGAACTTGGCATGATTATATTTATAATAAATTTTACGCTAAAAAACCCCCAATTAAGGGGGTTCTTTTAACTAGTGATTAACTAATTATACGCCAGTAACCTTAAAGATTCTGTAATATACGTTGTTACGAGCACCAACAGTAGTAAACGGATTGTTTACCATGCCGTATCTAGTTTTGAAACCGATACGTGGTTGGAAGTCGTTCTCACCAATTGTCTTCATCATTGATAAAGGAACGTATGGGCAGTAGAACATACCAGCGTCATAAGGGTTAGTACCTTTATAACCAACTGTTACATAATCAACTGTTGCATATGGGTCAACGTAAACTTTAATCTTACCGTTTAATGTACCAGCAAACAAGTTACCAGTTGTATCAACGTTATCAATTGAAGATTTACCAGTAATACCTAAACCAGTATCAAGTACGCCAGCAGCATTAAGTGCAGCAGCTACGTTACCAGAAGTAACACAGAAGTTACCTTTACCACGTCTAGTAGCAATCGCAATGTCATTAGCTTCTTTTTCAATTGCAGTAACAAGGCCTTTGTACTTTTCAACAGCCCATCTGCCATCTGCGTCAGTAGCAAGATCAAATGTACCTGCAACAGCAGTACCTGCAGAACCAAGAACAGCATCAACGTTGATTTGACGAATGATTTCACGATTCATTTCAGCCAAGATTTCAGTTGAAAGGATGTTCGCTAATTCAGACTCAGCATTAAGACCATGTACAGCTTTAAGGTCTTGAGCTAATTCAGTAGTGTATTGAGCTTTAAGTGCACGTGACTTAGCAGTAACTGATGTCTTCTCGATAGAGAAAGCCATTTCGTTCCATGCGTTACCAGTATTACCTAATGCTTCAGCATCAGCAGTTGACATACCAACACCGTAAGAGTAGTCAGCATGGAAAGGATCGCCGCCACCTGCATGTGCAGAACCTGCAGCTTGATCACCTGAGAAGTCTGTATCAGCTTCATTGAAATGAGACTCAGTACCAGTTTGTGAACCGTAACGAGACTTCATTGCAAAGATTAGGCCAGTAGGACCAGTCATTGGTTGAACACCAGCAATATCAAATGCAAGTAAATTAGGTGTAGCTCTACGAACTAGTGAAATTAGGATTGGATCCCAGTTATCAATAGATGCACCTGTTGCGTTAGCAGCAGTTTCGTTTAGCATACCTAATTGTGCTTTATCAGCAACTGAAGCTTTTTCTTGGTTTTCAAGAACAACTGCAGTAACTGCTTTCTTATGAGCGTCTTGGATTGAACCTTCAGCTTCTAGTACAGGATTCCACTTTTCCTGTAATTGTTGTGTATTTAATTCCATTTTCTATTCTCCTAGAATTATAGTGTTTTAAATGCATCCATGTACGCAGCCATATTAGCTGATAGCACCGGTGCTTCTTTTTCTTGTGTATCTTCTGTAATTGCATCAATATCATTTGATGCTACTTCAGTGTCGTCTTTGTTAAGGTAAGACTCTTTAATTGTTGCAACTTTAGATGCAAATTCTTCGTTATCAGATGCTTCAACAGCTTCCGATAATTCAGTTAACTTTGCAGCTTCAGTAGCCACTAAACCTTCACATGCTTCAGCAATAATATCCTTACGTTCAAAGGCTTTAACCTTTTCAGATAATTCCATATTTGCTTCAGTAGCAGTATTTAATTGTGCTTTAGCATCTTTGTTCTCTTCAGATAATTGGTCAATTAAATCACCTTTATCTGCAGGTACATTAATGTTATGCTCTTTAAATACATCACCTAGTGAAGTAATAAATGATTCTGTGATTTCAGATTTAAGACCATGCTCAACGGCAAGTTCATTTTCCTTCATCCAGTTCTCAACTACATAGTTAAGGTAACCATCTACTTTATCAACTAAATCTTCTTTAATTGCTGTAACTTCTTCAGATAAATCAGATGCGTAACGCTCTTCCAATTTAACAGTTTCTGTTGCAACTTTTGTTTGTAATGCAGCCTCAAAGATTGTTGCAGCTTTAGCTTTAAAACCTTCAGAAAGAGAATCTTCACCTTTAGCAAGTGCATCAATATCTTCTTTAAAGTCTTTTTCATCTTCAACTACATCACCTTCAGAACCGTCATCAGCTTTTACTTTCTTTTTAGAAAGTTTTCCACCTTTAGGTTCCTTTTGATCTTCTTTAACTTCACCTTCTTCGTCCTCATCCTCATCTTTGTCACCGTCTTTATCAAAGTTAAATTTCTCTTTCTTTGATTTTTCCGCTGCTTCGAAGATAGCATCCAATTCATCTTTATTCATTTCTTGTAAAGATGCATTGATTGCAGAGATTGTTCTAGATGCTGTTAAAGGTGCCGCAGTAGTTTCTTCAACTACCACATCATTAGTTTCCTCAACAATAACATCCTCAGCAATCACGTCATTTTTAATTTCTTCTGACATATTATTTACTCCTGTAGAGTTATAGTTTCGAGAGGAAATGTTCAAAACCTTCAAGATTAGCAGAAGTGTTATCCACCTCTTCTTTTATCTCTTCCGGTTGTATCATTTCTGTCTCACCTTTTTCAATTGTTTGGTGTATATGACCTTCATTGTCCAATTCAAAATTAACACCTTCCATAATGCCATTAACAAATGCATTAGGTGCCGATGGATCTTGTACAATATCAACTGTGCTAAGATGAAAATCATCTTTAACATAGCTCACGCCATTTTTACTTTCCAAACTTCCCATACCACGACTTGAAACACCAAGTTGAACACCGCCTTCAACCAAACCTTTTACGATTTGACCCATAGGAGTATCTAAAATAAGTGCTTTACCAATCACATTATTACCGTCCCATTTAAGTTCAGTAATTCTATGACTAACTTTATCTAAGTTAATTGATGGACCTTCAGGGTGATTTAATTCACCTACGGCCCTACCAGTCATTACTTGTTCATTGTTATATCTATCTACTGCTGACGTAAGAACTTCGCGTGTATAAACACGGCCATTTCTATTTGTGCCTTCCGCCTGCATAAAAATTCCTTCGATGTAAACATCCTTTTTACCAGTCTTCTTGTTCTCCGTAATAGAGTAACCTAGACCTTCAGTTGTATATTCTGCTATTAGTTTCATTATCTTCCAATCCTCAATGTTGTTGGTAAACCCATCTTTTCCATATCGCTAGATGAAAACCAAGTAGTATATGTTGTATACCACATACCATCCCAACGTTTATATATGTTTTTATCCATTCCAACAAACTTAACTTGAGCATACACTTTTAGTATATCTCTCAATGTTTGCTCAGCCTTCTTAGCATCGAATTTCTTCTCGTCTAATTTCACTGCATTCATTTCTTTATAAGCTTCTACAATATTCATTTTGGATTTACCTTCATTGCTTTACGAATAACATCTCTCATTTTCATAGTGGCTTTATCCATTTCTATGATTTGGTCATGAAGATCAGCAGCATCATCACCTTTACTAAGGTTATCAACTTCTTTCATAAGAGCTTTATTCATCTTCTCTAACTTTACTAAGATGCTAAGTTCTTTTTTGCCTTCGTTAACAGATTCTTTCTTGTACAAATCTTTTTTATTTTTCTGTTTATATGTATGAACAGAGCGATTAGCTTGACGATCACTAGTTCTACCATGTCCATCAAAATAACCATCGCGGTAAGCAGCAGCTTCACCTTCAGCAGCTTTAGCTGTTTTATATACAGTATCACCTAGGTAAGATACTTTACCTTCTGGATTAATAAGCTTAGCACGATAACCGCCAAACTTTGATTTCTCTGAAGATGCTTTGTAATCTACATTAGCATTTTCTTCTAGACCTTCATTTCGACGACCTTCTCTAATTGTTTCTAATGTTCTCATAAATCCATTACCTTTATAAATTCTTTTAAGGCCTTTTCAGCTTCCTTAACCGATTTAAATTTATCTAATCTATCACCATCAATATATAAGTTAAACTTATTTGTGATGATGGCAGTTATCTTTTTCTTTTTACCTAACTTAGTAAGTTCTTTTTCAACTGTTTCACCTTTAGGTAAAGCAAGCTTTTTTTCAATTAATAAGTTAAATGATTCTTTAAATGTCTGCATTGACTGGTTCCTCTACTGGAGTAGTTTCTTGCACTCCATACATTGAAGAAGCAATCTCTTGTTTTCTGTCATCCAAAGCAGAGTTCATTTTATCAGCCATAAGACTATTGAAAGTGTTATTACTAACCTGTGCATCACCTGCTTTAATATTATCAATTAAATCTATTATTGTATTCATAATGTTATTTATAAAAAAATGTTATTCTAAAGTGTACTTCTCATAAGATCAGGATTAAAGTCCTTATCTGTAACTGGATCTTTCTTATTATCTTTTTCGATTGTTTTAATATCATCATCAGTAAGATTAAGAATATTTCTACGAACCCAGTCTTTAGACCAGAATGTGCCAATATATTCATCCATCATTTGAAGTGTTTCTAATCTTTCCTTAAGAATTTCTGCATCCTTAAGTTCAGCATAATAGTTATCTCTACTCCACTCAATGTTCATATCATCCAATAAGTATTTCCACTCAGATTGAGTAATAATCTTTTTAAGAATCAATTGTCGTTTAAGTATTTCAAAGAATAGGTGTGAGAATCTATTTCTAATTCTATCAATAAATTTCTGGAATTTAAGTTCATCACGTGTAATTTCAGAAGATCGTCCAATGTTAAATGTGTCATCATCAATAAGTCTTGATGTAGGTACATTTAATGATTTGTACAGTTTGTTTTGGAAATAAATGATATCTTCAATTTCACCTAAATTATTACCACCTGGTAATGTATCAATTTCTGTGCCTCTACCGCCTTCTCTACGAGGTAGCCAAAAGTCCTCCATAATTGATTTATGATCCTTTTGGTCTTTAATAGCACCTGTTGTTGGATCATATACAATCTTATTACGATACTTATTCATTGTATTATTAAGATATTCTTCTGCCTTACCTCGAGGTAAGTTACCAACATCAATATAGAATATGCGTCTTTCTGGGGCACGAGAGATACGGTAAATAACCAATGAATCTTCCATCATTGATAATTGATTAAGAGGTTTAAGGGCTTTATTTAAGTACCCTACAACCTTATCCCTTGTGTCATTTAACATACCAGAGTTAACTTGGATAATAGCATCAGTTGTGATTTTAAGACCTTCACCAACAGAATTCATGTTATCATCTTGGTAGATATAGTACTCATCAAGAACTTTAACTAGTTCTGCACCTGTTTTAGGATCTTTAACCTTATCAACTTCCTTAACCTTTCTAATTTTAGTAGGGTCAATCTGTCTTAATTCAAGAATACCTTTTTCTGTACGTGAAGAATTAAGTATAACATGGAAGAATAATCTACCATCAATATACCAACGTCTAAACATATCCCAACCATTATTTTTAAAGTCGAGTAATAGAACAATCTTATCATATTCGTCCATGATAAGTTTCTTTACCTTATCAGGTTGATCTAGATTATCTAAATTAAGTTTAGTAATAACACCATCTTCTTCTGAAATAGCTTCATTAACAATATCTTCAATCGCCTGGTCAACCTCTGGGAAACTAGAGATTGCACGATATTTCATGATTAATTCTTTATCATTTTGGAATGAATCACCATTAATATCAAGGTACTGGCCGAAGTATCCACCTGAAGGTGATATCTCATATGAACCATCATGATCCTGAGCAGTAAATGATACTGCTTTCTTTGCTATATCAGTTTTCTTTCTTTTAAATGAAAATCCAAATAAGCTTTTGTCGTTTTGTTCTGCCATATTATATTTGTTATTATTCTTTTATAAAGATTATATTTATTTATAACCCTTATAAAAGAGTGCCCACCGAAGCGGGCCATCTTTACTTAACTAGTTGTATCTGATTCCCAATATTGAACTTGTAGCTCAACAGTGAATTCTTCAATAGTACTTTCGTTTTCATATGATAATTCAATTGCGCCTAGGTTAGTAGGGAAGCAACCTCTAATATTATATGTTTTTAACTCTGTACCATCTTTGTCTAACTGAGAAACAATCATATCTGACATATAATCATTAGGGTTAGTTAAACCAGTATTAGCATTATGTTGGTTAATACCATTCATCCATTCTTCAAATGAATTTCTAATATCAAAACCAGTATCATTAATCACTGAAATAGACCATGTTTCAAATGTTCTATCACCAGCAATTTGTAATTGTCTACCTCTAAATGGTACAGCAATTGGGTTAATTGTTGAACCAGGTAATGAAGCAGCCTTTACCATGAATGATGCAAGTTCTACATCAGCAGTAACATACCCAGGGAAACCTAAGGTTGCCTTGAATAGATTAGGTCTAGCACCACCACCAGTTAGTTTTGCTTTAAAGTCATCAACTCCTAAAATAGCCATGATTATTTACCTCCAGCAATTTCACTAAATTCAACACCAGTTCTTGTAGCGATGAAGTTTAATGTAATAAAGTTAATTGAACGAGCAGGCTTAATGTAAATATCTGCAACAAATCTATTGGTATCAATAATATCACCAGTATTATTTGTTTCATCACATACAACCATGAAGTCTGTTACACCACGTCTGCCTTTGATGTCACGTAAGAAAGGTTCTGTCATATTTCTAAACTGAGCTCTTGTAAATTCATCATTGAATTCAAATAATTGAGCTCGTGAAGCTTTTGAAATTGCTTTCTCTAAAGTGATAAACAATCTACGAACGTTGATTCTGTCAAAAGCAGAAGCTTTAGTTTGTAGAGTTTTATCACCCCATAACATTGTACCTTGACCAGGGAAAGCAACGATAGGGTTAATACCTTGCTTATATAAGTCATCTCTGTTAGCCTGTGTAGGATTGAATGCAAGTTTAGTAACATTACGTACATTACCTCTTGTCATACCAGCCGGTGAGAACCAAGCATCTGCAACCATATCTGCATTAGCAGCAAGGCCAGCCATAGAACCTGAAGCAGGAATCCAACGATATTGGTCTTTATATTTATCATAAACATATAAAGCGCCTGAATCAGCGAAGGCATATGAAGATGAAGTAAGAGAAGATCTCCAAGTAGTAATATCACCTACAGGATCTGAACTACCAACAGTAGCAGAGATAGGAGGTGATACGAAAGCAACACAATCTTTTCTTGCATCCGCTAATGCTATAACATGATTAGCAATTGTTGTTGCATCAGCACCAGTCATAGGATTTGGATTAATAATTAAAGAAACTTCAACGGTTTCAGCATCAGCAAACATATCAAATGCTAACTGAGTTTCTCCTACAGTTAAATCATTATCATTTATACCACCACTTAATGGTGCATCAATATTAGCAGTTGTTGTAAATGAAGTACCGGCAAGTGTCTCACCTGAATCAGATAAAGCAGAAGGTGCATTACCAATTCTTATCCAATCAGATTTGTTATTAATTACATTAGCCCAGTAATTAGTAGTACCATCAGCTGAAAATGAATTTCTAGCTTGTGAAACAAATTCATATGATTCAAGTACTGAATTTTCAATACCTGTAATTTTACCATCATTGTCATATATAACTACATGCATTTCATCATTTGAGCCACCAACTGCAATTGCACCATCAGATGTGCCTGGAGCTGAATTAAAGTTATCCGCAAATGCCCAAGTAGCAAAGTTTGCAGCACTAGAACAAACTGAAATTGAAACTGAATTACCAATTGTTCCAGTGTATTTACCTAAAGCCCAATCGCCAGCAGTGAATGTCTGATTATCAAAATCATCATCATTCTTAACCAGAATACCTGTACCAGATACTGTAGCATTTAATGCTGATGAACCTACACCACGAACAACACGTAATGTGTTACCGTAACTTAAAAATTGAGCTGCACTCAATACACTTCTAAAAGTGTCTGAGTTTGGTTGCCCAAACGTTTCAACTAATTGTTGTTCACTACCTACTGTAATAATTTCCATTGCTGGGCCCCACTGAAATGAACCAGCAAGAGCACCAATTGAAGTCGAGGTAGCAGGAATAACATTAGTTAAATCGATTTCTTTTACCTGTATACCAGGTGAGACTAGAAATGCCATTTAATTCTCCTATCAAAGATTAATATGTTAAAAATTTCATAATACGAATTTATTCAATATAGTTATTTATAATACCTACCCTTTCCAAATTTCCCAGCCAGGCCCCATAGGACTATCTTCTATGCTTTCATTATGGAATATACCAGCTGGTATCATATCATCT